ATGAAAAATGGTTTTAAAAGTTTGGAAAAATTAGCAGATAACTTAAAAAATTTAGATGGTCAACAAACTGTGTCTTTAGAAGTTCTTTTTAATGAGGGGTTCATTCAATCTAATACTGAATTTCAAAGTATAGGTGAGCTTTTTGAAAAAGCGGGGTTTAAAATAGAATCGCAAGAAGATTTTGCAGCAATGCCAGACGAAGAAATTGACACTTTCGTAAAAGAGAACACTAAGTTTGAAAGTTTTTCAGATTTAAAGAAAAAAGCAGCTGAGGAACATGTAAGAAAACAAATTTTTAAGGGAATAAAATAAATAAAGGGGCTTTATGCCCCTTTTTAATTTTTACGTCTAGCTTGCCGTTGTGCTTTGGCCTTACTAAGATTATCCAAAATTGGCATGACAGTAGCAGGACTATAAAGGTGCTTCCCATCACTGCCAAGATTAAACGCTCTTAATTCATCAATAATAGTTTTTCTTGATAAATTATACCGCTCCATCAACCAAGCAGCCGGTACACGGTTCGGTATTTCTTCCGCTTTGATCTCCAATACTTTACCAACATTAGGCACATCATCATGTACATAAATTTGTGGCGGCTTATCGGATTCTACTACAACAATATATTTTCCCATTTTATGTTCCTTGTATTTGGCGCAATGTTCTCAGGAGTAATCACAGAGGGTCAGCAATGCGATTACACCTGTAGAACATTGCTAAGAATGTTCTTTAGAGCGTTTAGAAAGGCATATCTTCCAAATGCTCGGTTTTAATTACTGGGTCAGGGACTTGAAGAGTGCAGCTTGATACCAAAACGTGAAATTCTTCACCAGGATTAAGTTTTGCCAATCGGTGCGCTTCACGTTCCGCACCTGCATAACTTTCATGCTTATAAGTTGGATTGCCGCGGCCCTCACTCCAAACTAAATAAAATGGTTTCATGGCTGTTCAGCTCCTATTTCACCGAAAATTTCTGGAACGTTTTCAACTTTCCCAAGCTGTATTGAATAACTAAGATATTTATTCAATTTCTCAATCTTATTGATTCTTGCGGAATGGTTAGGCTTAAATCCAAATTGACACCAAGTATTCAATTCATCGACAACAGCATGGAGGTCATTCAGTTCTAAATGGATTCTTTCTAAATTATTTAGCGGCAAATCTGGATGTTTTTCTGTCATCCCGAATTGAGCAGTCTTTAACGCAATTTGAGCAATTTCGGTTGCTTCTTCTGCAAGTTTCATCAACAAAAATTGCTCATGTGTCATTTTGTTCATGGTTGTTCACCCAATTCACCTTTAACTAATTGGTCGATAAACTCAGCCAATTCATTTGCGCCCACTACAAACTCTTCACCGTTTAATTCCATTGCCTGTGTTGAATGGACCGCTACCCAACCTTGAATTTCATTGATGATTTCATTTGGTACTGTTTGTGATTTGGCTTTTTCCCATAACTCCCATTTCTCTTGCATGTAACTATCAACATATTTCCCAACATAGTGTTGTTCCGACTCGCCAAGCCCATTTGAGTTGAATCTTTCAAATATGCTTTCGCGTTTAGCGCAAGGTCTTTTGCTTAGTTCATAAATTTCAAAATTACTTCTTTCAATATCTGAGTCTGTCATGCTGCTACTCCTGATTTAATATTTTTGAAGAGAGGGTTTAGGGCGGTAATGTCCAGTTGTTTTTTTGCACGGGTTGCTGCTACGTACAGCAAACGTGCTTCATCTGGAGTTAATGGCTTTTCACCATCGGAAACGGCTTCTTTATAAAAGAAGTCACCACCTAATTTGACCTTGTTAAATTCAAGACCCTTTGATTTATGAGCGGTAGTAACAACACAGTCGTAGTCGTTAGAACTGCTTTTTAATAAAGCTTCAATAAGTGCGTTTTCGCCTACTTTCTCAATTAGGCTCACCAATGGTTTAATATCACTGTTTGAAACTTCATGACTGTATTCAAGTACTTCTTCCCAAGTGCTAAAACCTTCAAAAGCACTTCCATCATTTACGCGAACACCTGCTTTCACTTTTTTTGCATCTTCAATATTTTTAATTAAAGAGCCTGTATCAACTTCAAGACGTGGTTCGCGGCCTAATTGGATAAGCTCAACCATGTGAGATAGGGCAGCGGCATTAGTACGGAAAATAATTGCATCGGCTATGCTGTCATGAACTTCGCAAACCTGTGATTCAATTTGCTCAAAGCCTTTTAATGGCACATCTTCATCAAGGACATTGAATAAAATTGTGTTTGCTAAATCTGCAATATCTTTACCGAAACGGAATGATTGGCTTAGGCGTGTTTCAGGAATTTCTAATGACTGCATTGCATTTACAGCACCACGAAATGCATAAATCTGTTGGTGTCTATCACCGACATAAATGACCTGAGCAGATTGATTATTTAGAACGTTCAGCATGATAGGGTCAGCATCTTGTGCTTCATCAAACAAAATAAAATCTGTGTTGATGACTGGCTTGCTGAGTGCCCAATATTTTAAATAGTGGTCATGCTCTAAACGGTTTACACCGAATGGGTCAAGAATGTCTTGCCAATAATCATTTGCCTTAGGTAAAAGAATTTTGGCAAGTTCCGCTCGATATGCTTCTTCCATCCAATCTGGTAGCGCAGCATAGACTTGTGCCAACTGGATTTCTGAATAATTTGATCGACAAAAATAACCAATGGCATTAATTAAAGAAGTTGCCATGCGCTTATTATTGAATAAACGTTTTTGGTCATCTTCACCGCGTTGTTTGGTTAAAGATACAGGTACTTGATACGACTCAAGGTCATGGCGTGATGCAATTTGATTCGACATCAAACGACGGTTTTTAAGTTTGTTGGTAAACCAACGTGGTACCGAATTGAATGCAAGACTATGGAAAGTTTTACAACGTACGTTCCGGTTAAACTTGCTTTGTGCTTCTGTAGCAATTGCCTTGTTGAATGCCAAGTACATACCAGATTGATAGCTCTTAGCATTACCAATTAATTTAAGTGTTGATGTTTTCCCTGCACCTGCATAAGCAGTTACCTTGCAAGAATCACCATTAATTGCCATATCAATGGCTTGTTTTTGTTCAAAAGTCGGGTTCATGGGTGAATTTCCCTAAGCACCCTTAAAAATAAGGGCGCTCGTATAAAAATTATTTAAAAAGTGGTAGTGGCTTACGCTGTTAATTCAGCCGTTTTGCGTTCGAATAAGCTGCTGACAGAATCAATCTGTGCATCTGTTAAGAATGATGTGTTTGGTTCAAATTGCTTTTCCATAATTGAGTTGATTGCTTCAATTGAGTTTGCAATTTCCAAATCATCTACAAGCTGAAGATAGAATTTCTGATTTGCGTACGCGTTTTTAATATCAGTCTGTGCCGGTTCGCCAAGATCAGAAGGAATGGTTGAGCCAAGTGTTTTTAAATCAGTTAGGTTTTCAACCTTTCCAATATCTTCAATGCATTTTTCAACATCGAATGAAACAGCTAAATCAATCACCTTAGCTTGCTTTTCTTCACGTTCCGCTAACTGAGCTTTTAAGCCTGTGGTACCTTGATGCTTTGGAAGATTTGATGGTTCAGGTGTTACATCAATTTCCTTATCGCGTTCTTCTTCTGCAACGCCAAAGCCTTTTAGAATATCTGTGAACTCATCACGTAATGCCCATCCACGTGCACGCATTTGCATCATACGTTTAGGGTATTGCGACCAAGGGCCTTGTTTACTTAATAGTCCTGCACGCTTAGCATCTTCTTTACTAAACGTTTTGGTTACAGCCTTTTGGCCTTTACGTTTAACGGTACAAGTTGCCATATCTTCTGTTTGAGTTTCTTCAAACTGCTCGAGCAAACCTGAACTACGCACAAGAGCAAGCACAGCATCACCCCAAAGAGAAGGGCGACCATTAATCACCGCAATGTTTTGCATTGCTTGGAGTGGCTGCAAACCAATTTCAGCGCCCCATTGCATTGCAACTAAAATGTTGCCTGGTTTTTTCTGGTAGTCCTTCGGCACAATTTCAGAGCTTGCCAATATATCCGCAACCTGCATTGCTTCAGCTAAAGTTGTCGGAGTTAAAAAGCCAGTGTTTTGAACTAATGCATTCATGATAAATTTCCTTAAATTAGAGATTCTTTAAACTTGTTTGAAATACGAAATACACGGGTACTACTTGTATTGCTGTATTTCTCGAATAATTCAGGTTCTTTTTCCTTCAACACTTTGGTATCAATACGTGTTGAAGATTGTGCTTTGTAGGTACAAATGGTTGAGCCACGGCTAATCATCATTTCCGCATCTTGCATAGCTGTGGCAATTTCTAGCTTGATTGCTTCTTCACGTGCTTCAGCATCTTTTTTAGTCTGCTGAACTGTAATGAGTTCTTCCGCAAGCTTGATTTGATTTAAATTAGCTTCAACCTGTTTGCCCACCACATGTTTAGACCAACGATGCAATACATCATCAAAGCAAGTCGGGTCGGGTGGTACATCTGCAAGCACGTGGTTAAACCAGAATGCTTTTACTTGGTTGAAGATAGATTTGATAAGGTCTTCGTCTCGCTCAATGCGATACATACGGAACTTATTGCCGCCAATCAATACAGCTAAGTGGATGGTTTGACAGCCTGTAATCAAGAGGTACCAAAGACATTGTGTTAAGTAATAGTCTGGTATTTGGTCAGTGTCTTGTTCACCGAACAATTTGCTCATGTATTCACTGGCAGTTTTACATTCAAGTAACTGGTCAGTAGTTAAAGCACCATCTTTAAAGCGTACATTTCCCGATATTTCTGGATTGATAACAGCACGGTCAATGTTGCCAATTGCCCAAGGGTGTGCTTCAAGAAATAATTGCTGTTTTACGCGCTGTACCTTCATACCTGATCGATGTGAAAACTCTTTAGCAACTACATCTTCAAGCAAATTACCAAAGTGAGCAGATTCATTTTGCTCTGACTTCTCACTACGACCAGTTTTATCAAGCCATAATTGGTATGGTGACTTGTAAGGGCTAAAGCCTAGAATGGCTGCAACATCTGAACCGCCAATACCTTTCTTACGGTTTGCTAGGAATTTTTCACGATCAACATGTGTATTCATATCAGCCACCTAACTTTGCTAATTTAGTTTCAATTGATTCTTCAAGTGCTTCATTGATCTTTACGATCTCAAAGCGGTCGATATAGGCATTTACAACACCTTCTTCATCAACAACATTGATTGGCTCTAAGCGTTCAATTTGAATGCCTGTAGCACGGTTAAAACCATTGCTGTTGTCGTAGCCTGAGAAATCAAAATTAACTTCAATGCGAAAACGTACATCACTGGTTAAGATTGATGCGTGACAATCAACATGACAGTCGTTGTAAGGACCTAAATCCAAATCATCAACGGTATAAATTGGTGAAAATATATTTATCTGCTGAGGCTCCAAATTCATGTAAGCAACCCGTGCAGATGCAAGTGCAAAACTCATCGTTACGACTAAAACAACAATCCCGCCAATAAAGTAAGTTCCAAAACCTAAAGCAGGGCTGTTTTTATATGCATCTTTTAATGCAGCAATTAATTGGTCGCGTTTCATACGCAAAACATTCTTAATGCGCTTAACTTTTTGTTTTCGCACTAATCCTTTAATCAGATTACGATGATTATTAGAAATTTGACTAACCATAATGTTTTGTTCCATAATGACCCCGTTAGCTTTAGCTGTTGAACAACAGTGAAAAGTAATGCTTGTTTAGATAGCCCCGTCCTTCTCCAAAATTTCGGGGCTTTCTTATGTCTAAAAGTTTGAAAAAATTAAACTGAACCTTCCAAAATCTGCACATAAGAAGGAATGCCGCTTAATTGGCCTTGTTCTTCTTTGCTCTCAACAGTTTTACCGTGACGAACATATTCAACGGTGTCTTCCATTGATTTCTCGATTGCTTTTTCAAGTTGGTCTAAGTCGTACCAGAACGTAATCACGCCTTCTTTAATGCGATAGCGGAAACGTGCAGGAAGGGCATAGTGATTGCCACCACGATGTACTTGGATGCCGAAAACGATTTGTTCAGGGATTGTTAAATTACCCGCAGTGCCGGCACGTGCTTCAATTGTTTCGTTATAAGTCAATTGAACTTGACCGTTATCGGTGCGAATACCAGATTTAAAATCAACGTTAGTTTTTGCATTGAGTGTTTGTACGATTTCATACAAAACTGCTGCATCTGGTTGATTGATGTAAGGCATTACATCTTCAAGGAACAAAGCAAAGTTCGTTTGAGTGAATTTTTCACCAGAATTTTTTTCAATTTTCTGGAATTCAGGTGTTTTTTCAGCTACAAAATGTGCTGCATGTTTGCCGTGACGTGGTGCAAGTACTGCGCCTGTATTAGTTTCTTTTTCGACTTCGTGATAATCGAGTACAGCTTTAAATTTGCCTTTGAGAATATCAACGAAAACTAAAGAGTTTTTATCTGCATAGCGTGAAACATATGCAATAAAGTCTTTAGCAGTATTCAAAGAAACGCTTTGCTCTAAATTAATAGGACGAGCCAATAACTCTTTAAATGGGTGTACTTCACTACCGTGTGGCACTACAACAAAAGGCAAAACATCTGTTGATTTAGTAGCTGTTTTCAAGCTTTCTTGACCAAGCTTGTAGTTAGTTTCAGCAATATTATTAAGTTCGCTCATTGGTATTTACCTGTGATGGCTTGTTTAGAAAAAGTTATTAAAAACAGTTATTAAGTAAGCTAATTAATTAACTTAAAGACTTAATTGTTGGTTTGTTATCAGTAGGAAGTTGTTTGAGCTCGGCAGGTGTACCCGCATCAATGTGCTCAAGATTTAATTTCTGTTGGCGTGGATCTTCACGCACAAGCTGTTGATCACCATCTGTAAATAGGACAGTTGGTTCTTTGTCGAATTTAGGAAGAGTTGACTTAATATCATCCTGAATTTTGTAGGTACCACGACCATTAGGCTTAATTGTCAAAGTCACAGTAACTTTTGAAACTTTGCCTGTGTCGTTCGATGCTTGGAGCGCTTCAGTCAAAAGCGAATCGAGTTGTTCAATCGTGTCGCCACGTTGAAGATTTGCTAGGGTTTGACTGAATGAAGTGTTTTTAGCGGGCATAACATTCACCTAACTTTTTGGTTTAGTAGTTGGTGAGATAAATATCGCAATTAAGATATTAATTGTCAATAGCAATCGAGATAAATATTGCAATTAAGATATTCTGTATTTCTTTAAAACGATAAAAAGCCCGCATAAAGCGGGCTATTGAGATATTAAAATTTATCTTCTAATTCTTTTGAGTTGTGATTTCCACCAGTACTGACCAATTACATATATCCCTTCTGATTCAATACGGGCAGGGGAATAAAACTCATCTGGAAAACGAACTTTATCTTCATTTCGTGACACAGCTTTAAAACCGCCTTCGCCTTGTTCATTCCAATTAAAGAGAAATTTTACTTTAGTATCTTCTCCAACTTGAAAGGCATATATTTCACCGTCAAATATCTTTGTTGCAGACCTATCGACTGCAATAACTTGACCATCTGAAAATTCGGGGTACATGCTTTCGCCTTGTACAACAACTGCTTCTGAGTCCTTGATACTTACGTTGTAAGCGTCTAGTGAATCACGACGAAACCAAAGTTGTTTTGGTGCTTGTGGGGTTTCATTCATATATCCATATCCCGCACTAACATGAACATCATCGTAGTACTTGATTGCCACCATATTAGCAGGGATTTCGTCACCGTCTTCCCATACGGCTAACTGCTTATCTTCTACTAATTTGGCATTCGAACCGCCAAATATTATGTACTCAGACGTACTGTTTAATGCTTTAGCAATGATGGCAAGTTTATCTGCTGCCATAATTTTCACATTATTCTCAAAGTCAGAAATAGATGATTGGCCTACGCCTGTCTTTTTAGAAAGTTCTTTTTGATTAAGACCGGCTTGAGTTCTTAAAAAGCGTAAACGATCACCTGGTGTTAATTCTGCCATTTTAAAAATCCTACCTTCTCCATATCGCAATTGTGATACAAAACCTTATCGATATGGAGATTGCATTAATATCGCAATTAAGATAAATTACTTCTAAAGCGATATAGTTATTGGAGTACCTATGGAAAATTGGCAAGAAATAATCGCTGATATTAAACAAAGCGGTATGACTCAACCACAAATAGCTGCTGAAGTTCCTTGCTCTCAAAGTTATGTAAGTGACTTAGAGAATGGCAAAAGAGGACAACGCATTTCCCACAAGATTGCTTCTGGTCTCTTGGCTCTTCATAAGAAAGTTACTCAGAAAGCGGAAGAAACCACATGAACAAATTATTAGTCGATCTATCTGCAAGCGCCAGAAATGGCGTCTCCCGAATATTGCAGGCACTTGCATCAAATAAAAATGTAGAAATTGCGGAACATCTAAATGTCGATGCGAGCACTTTGTCAAGAATGAAAAATGACAAGAAAAGCAATGGCTTAACAGAAATTGAAAACTTTTGCGAGCTATTGAGTTGCTTAGGTTTGAAGGTGGTACCAAAGGATTATCAAAGTATTGATAAAGAGCGGGTAGCAGCACTTTTAGTTATGTCTAAAAGCTGGATGAACCGAATTGAAACCGTTGATGACCTGTTTCATGACGAGATCAGCGGAAAAAAGGAAAAACTTGGGTATTAAAAAAGCCTGATTTCGTGGATCAGGCTTAGTTGTTCATTAATCAAGGGATTAAATCACATGACTAATTTAACAGAACATAAGTGCAAAAACAAATGTCCTGAGTTTAAAGGAGAGCAGTGTAATCACTGTTTAGTTCAACCTGTGGAACAGCGGAAAATTGAAGACATGGGCGATGACCGTCGCATTGAAAATCATATTTCTAAAAACTGTCGCGTATTTTCTTGCGATGAATCAGTGCATCTCAGTCGTGCGTTTAAAGCTACGGGAGAGGTGTCATGAGCAATCTTACATATGCAAATTGGCAAGAGTTTGTTGCCGAGCTAATCGAAAGCCATGAAAAACACTATTGTTCTACCAGAGACCCTATCTGGATGGTTCAAGAGAAAAAGATTATTCATGGTATGGATTCAGATTATGCCAATGAGAGTAATTGGACTTTCGACGGCTCAATGTATGACACAGTAGTTGACCTCTTTGATTCACTAGATGCGGCAGAAAGACACAAAATTAATGAATTTTGCCTTAGTGAATATGATGAACTTTTTCCTGAGCTTGATGAATCCAATCAGTGCGAAATCATGGAAGAAATGGCAACTGAACTCAAGCGTGATTGGTATGAAGTTCACCATGTCCAAGAGTGGGTAAATATTCAGGCATTTTTAACCCGTCACGATGCTGATCGTTACATTAAACGCCAAAGTCATAATCATGGTGAATTGCGTGTTTATGTTGAGTCAACTTGGCGTTCACCACAGTTAAGAGACGTTATCCAAGCAATTTTAGATGGCGAATTAAAACTGGTGAAAGGTGGTGCAGTATGAATTTAGCACTTTTCCCAAATGAATTGATCATTGATAACTTTGCAGGCGGTGGCGGTACCAGTACTGGTTTAGAAGCTGCATTTGGTCGTGCTGTAGATATTGCAATTAACCATGACCCGAAAGCCTTAGCAATGCATCGTGCTAACCATCCAGATACTAAGCATTATTGTGAGTCTGTTTGGGATGTTGACCCAATTGAAGCTACAAATAATCAACCTGTCGGTCTAGTTTGGCTTTCACCAGACTGTAAGCACTTTTCTAAAGCAAAAGGCGGCAAACCTGTAGAAAAGAAAATTCGTGGTTTGGCTTGGATTGCTTTGCGTTGGGCGCATTTAACACGCCCGCGTGTAATTATGCTTGAGAATGTTGAAGAGTTTAAAACTTGGGGCCGTGTTGGTGAAGATGGCAAGCCTTGCCCTAAACATAAAGGTGAAACATTCCGTAGTTTTGTTAAGGCGCTACGTTATCAGGGATACGATGTTGAGTGGCGTGAACTTAAAGCATGTGATTATGGATCTCCAACAACTAGAAAGCGTTTCTTTTTAATTGCTCGTCGTGATGGCTTACCTATTCTTTGGCCTAAACAAACACATGGCGACCCTGAATCTAAAGCTGTATTAATTGGAAAGTTAAAACCTTGGCGCACCGCAGCGGAATGTATTGATTGGTCTTTGCCTTGCCCAAGTATTTTTACAAGACAAAAATCACTTGCTGAAGCAACATTGCGCAGAATTGCCACGGGCACTATGCGTTATGTCATAAATAACAAAAAGCCGTTCATTGTTCCAATGAGCGCTACAAATTCAAGTCCTTTTATTTCCACCTATTACGGTGAAAAGAAAAAAGGTGAAGTTCGTGGCGTTGAATTAAATGCACCACTTAGAACTTTGACAACTGAAAATAGATTTTCTTTAGTTGCCCCAGTTCTTACAGAGTGTGCGAATGCTTCAACTCCTAGATGTATGCCTGCAAATGAACCATTAAGAACAATTTGTGCCGGTGTGAAAGGCGGGCATCATGCGCTTGTTTCTGCATTTCTTGCGAAAAATTACACAGGGGTAATTGGTAGTGATGCTGATAAACCTATTCACACTATTACATCTAAAGATCATCACAGCATTGTAGCTAGTCACCTAGTCAAGCTACGCAAGAATAATATCGGTCATCGAGTTGATGAGCCTATTCATACCATTACTTCAAGCGGTGCGCACTTTGCAGAAGTTCGTGCATTCCTTACTGCATTCTATGGGAATGAACGAGACGGAAATAGCATTGATAATCCGCTGCGCACCATTCCAACAAGAGACAGATTCGGTCTAGTTACTGTTGAAGGTCAGACATATGAAATTGCTGATATTGGCTTTCGTATGCTTCAACCACACGAATTGTTTAAGGCTCAAGGTTTTCCAGATGATTATATTTTTAGCTATGGAATTGATGAGCACGGTAACACCGTAAAACTGACTAAAACAGAACAAACCCGCATGGTAGGTAACTCTGTTTGCCCTCAACTTTCTGAAGCACTTGTGAGAGCTAATTTCTCTCATGAAAAGAAATATCAGGGGGCAGCATGACAACAATGATTGATCTTACGCCTAGCCGCTACATGAAGCGCAAAGGCTTTGGCAGTGAAAACTGCAAAGCAATTAAAAAATCAGTTCCTTTTGTTGAGGCAAGACGCGGCGAATATACGCATAGAGTTCGCCACGTAACGCTTATGAACTTCCGAGATAAATCACATTTTGCCGTGCATTGTTGGTGTGGCATGACCATGTGTGTCGGTGGCACAGGCAAGGGAACAGGGGTTTTACTTGATTCACCAAGCTCTAATCGCCCTATGTGCGCTACCTGCGAAGGTAGGGTAATTGGTGCAGGCTTGCTTGGGTCACGTGAAATATCTGGCCGACAAGTTATGTATCGAGCAAGTGAGGTGGTATGAACAATACACAAATTCCACTAACCCCAATGGGATGTGATGTATCAAATTTTCCATTCATGCCACTCGATATTGATCGACTTTTGAATTCTGAAACATGGATTCTTGGAGACGATTCAGAAAAAGTTGCAAGCTTGACACTTTGGTTGAAAAGTTGGTCACAAATCCCTGCGGCAAGCATTCCTAACAATGACAAGATGCTCGCGCATCTTTCAGGCATGGGAACTAAATGGAAAAAAGTAAAAGAGCACGCTTTGCGTGGTTGGGTTGATGGCGGTGATGGTCGTTTATATCACCATGTTGTAGCAGAGAAAGCACTAGAAGCTTGGATTGAAAAGCTTGCAAATGCTATATCTGGCGCACAAGGCAATGCTAAAAGATGGAGTATTGAAATTGATACTTCTGAATTACAAAGTCAGCTACGCGATGCAGTTTATCGACTAAAAAGTATCGCACCTCAATCCAAGGCGTTAACTAAAAAGATTGCCAAAATTGTAGAGTCGGGATCGCCTAACGTATCGGGGGGCGATGGCAACCCTAATCCTCAGAGGATCGCAATAGACAGTAAAGAGAATAGACAGGGAATAGATAATAATACTAATACACAAACACAAGGCACGAGCGAAAAATCCCTTGAAGCCGATTTGAGTCTTTGGAAACCCTCACTTCATGAAATTAATTCTTGGAGACAACGAGCAGGCTTGCCGAAAACCACTCAAGATGAGTTTGATACTTTCCTGATTACCTTCCTACCGCATTACGCACCTGAAATACGTTCAGGTCGTCTCATTGAAAACAAGATTTACGCGAAATATATCCAGTGGGCTAAAGACGATGCTTTGAAAGCTAGCCGTCTGGCTAAAAGCAAACCCGCTGCTAAAACAAATTCGGCTAACGATTCTCGAAACGTCAATGACGCATGGAATAACGAGCCTAAATCAGATGATCGCCCGTTCACAGGAACTGTGCACATACCGGAGGATTTACGATGAATGCAATGGTTAATCTTTTAAACGGCTTCAAAATTGCTGAAGGTTTTTGTGAAATCCACCAGGTGCAAAAAGTACAAGCGGGACCGCATCAAATTTGCCCTCAATGTGCGATTAATCATGTTCATGATTCAAAGCAAGGCGACCAATCACGTGTTGATCAGATGGTTCGTGATAAACATTTTGGTGGTGCAATGCTTCCTGAACGTCATGCTCAATCTGGTTTTGAAAATTATCAGACTCGCACACAGGCTCAAGCTCATACGCTTACGCAATGCATCGAGTATGCACAAGCATTGCTTGCAGGTAATAAATCCAATTTCATCATGGTTGGTTCAACTGGAACGGGTAAAACGCATCTTGGTTGTGCTACTGCATCAACACTTCTCAAAAAAGGTTTGTACGTTCGATACATCACAAGTGAAGAGCTTGCGCAGCGCATCATGAACGCATGGGATAAAGATACGAAAGATCAATCCGAAGCATCAGTAATTTATGACTTCACTCAATACGATTTACTCATTCTTGATGAATACGGTTTGCATGACCGTGATAAGCGCTTAGAGATAATTCACAAAGTTTTAACGGCTCGTTATGACCGTAAAAAACCAACGATGCTCATTTCGAATTTTTCAATGAGCAAACTAAAAATGGATTTAGGCGACCGCTTATGGTCTCGCTTTCAGCATGACGGTTTACGAACTGTTGAGTGCAATTGGAAAGATGCGCGGGTGGGCCAATGAATCAAATTTTGAAGTGTGAAATTGCTATGTCTCCACCATCCGTAAATCACTATTGGATGGCGAATGGTAAACGACGTTATATCAGCGCAAGAGGTAAGGCATTTCAAAGTTTTGTTGCCCTTTTGGTGAAAGCTAAATACAGCACATCCCGTTTAAAAATGAGCGTGGTTTTTCACTTTCCTGATTGTGCACGTCGTGACATTGATAATCACTTAAAAGCGTTGCTCGATAGCTTGGTTAAAGCAGGGTTATGCCATGACGATGAACAGTTTGATGAAATTATTGTGAAGCGCGGCAATGTGGTTAAAGGCGGTTTAGTTGAGTTGGAAGTATGGGAGATTTGATTATGCCAGTACTTGCTTTCCTACCTGAATTTGTCGTGAAGGACAAGGTGAAACGCGACTCAACGCCAAAGGTGACAGAGTCAGACGTTAAAAATATTAGAACTTTGCACAACGAAGGCTTGTCTTATCGTCAGCTCGCTAACAAGTACGATATTTCCCATGAAATGTGCAGACGTATTTGCACGAAGTTTTGCTACAAGGAGGTGTTTTAAATGGCTCTACGTGGAAAACAACAACGCTTTGTAGATGAATACTTGATTGATCGTAATGCAACGCAAGCAGCTATACGTGCAGGTTATTCTGCAAGAACTGCTGAACAAATGGGTTATCAGCTCCTTCAGAAAACTTCAGTTCAAGAAGCAATTGCAAAAGGTGAAGCTGAGCTTTCAGAACGCAACAAGATCACTCAAGACAAGGTTTTAAATCTACTTTGGGATATGGCAACGGCTGACCCTAACGAGCTAATCAAATATGTTCGTGTGAACTGTCGTTACTGTTGGGGTGAAGATCACTATTACCAATGGACCAAGGGCGAATATCACAATGCTTGTTATACGGCCAAGGTAAACCAAAAACCTAAACCCGATTGTGATGGTGGCTTTGGATTTGATAAGACCAAAGAGCCTAATCCTGATTGCCCTGAATGCCGTGGTGAAGGTGTGGGCTATACCCATGTTTCTGACACTACAAGAGTGAGTTCAAAAGCCAAATTGCTTTATGCAGGCATTAAAGAAAATCAATACGGTGTTGAAATAAAAATGAATGATCAGTTTGCGGCCGCAGTTAAAGCAGGTCAGCACATTGGCATGTTCAAAGAGCGTGTAGAGCATAGCAACGACCCAGAGAATCCATTAACTGACCCGAAAGCATCAAGTAAAAAGCTATCTGCGCTTGCAAAGCTGATCAAGGCTAAAAAGAAGGTGAAAGACGATGCGTGAACAATTCGAACAAAACATTAAGAACGCTCAAAGCTACCAAAAACTTGTATTTCAGCACGGCGAGCGCCTTTTTATTTATGAAGATGGTCAATACAAAATTGCTGCCGTGCAATTGGCTTGGGAACTCTGCCAGAACAATCCACATGGGCACAACACATCGTGCACATATCAATTTGAACTTGCATTTCACAACCTGCAAGACACACCAGAACTACGCAAGATTTATTGGTCTGCATTAGGCCAATTGCAATTTGATTCTAACGATCAGGTAATCCCACCAGAGATTGAAGAGTGCCCATGTTGTAAGGGGAACAAAGATGCGTGAACAGCACAATTACAAGATCGGACAACAGGTCTATCTGCCCGCAACAAAGAAGTATTACTACATCAATGGCATACATACAGACAAGGGCTATTGGCTAACAGGCATTGAAGATTTCACTTTGTCATTGAATGAAGAACCTAACAAAACAACCAAGAACGTTAAAACGTTCCGTGTTCAACCTTGGCAAGTGGAGGTCGTTTGATTATGGAAATTAACGGCAAAACAGTTCCTTTTACAGCAACCCATTACCATTGGGTTTCCCGTGAGTTTTTAAGAATCGGTAAACACGGATATGCCCAATGTTTACTTAATGGATATTGGGTTGATTGCGGCAATTTGACAAATGCGCAATTGGTTGCAGGTGAGCATAGAACAATCATGAAGTTGTTTAAAACAGGTATGTCACGTGACCTTTGCAACTTGCGATTGTTCTTTATCGGCTCGAGTTATCGGATTGGGTGAGGGTATGACCGCGAAGCATGAATTAATCGCCTTCGGCATTTCGATATTAATAACCGTACTTATCCCTGTGTTGATGCTTAAGTACTGGGCATTAAAGAAGTCCGCCTTTTTTAGCTGCCTTACATGGTTCTTATTATTCTCCGTAACAGGTGAATATTTTAGGCTTCTTGACCACAACACAAGAGACTTAGCGGATATCTGGTTCCTCTTTGCTATTGGGTATATGACTGTTTTTGAATACGGAGATTGGATTGATTATGAAAAACTCCGCCGATGATGAAATTCTCACATTGCTTGCTGAAATGAGCGAATCGGAAATCGAGCAGTATCTATTGGAACTCGATGAAGATGAACGTGCAGAAATCATCAAGCTCCTTGCAGATGCGCCTTTATGGTTCCCGCTTGAAGGTCCGCAAATGGCTGCGTATTTATCACAAGCCGATGTTATTGGCTACGGTGGTGCGGCAGGTGGTGGCAAGACGGATTTAGTCGTTGGTTCATTCTTAACAGTGCATAAACGTAGCTTGGTGGTACGTCGAGAGAAAGCGCAAACAGACGGTATCGTACAGCGCTGTGAGGAAATTCTAGGCCATAAGAACGGCTATAACTCGCAAAAATCATTCTGGAATTTAGGCAACGGCCGCTTAATCGAATTTGGTGGTCTTGATAATTTGGGTGATGAGAAGCGTTGGCAAGGTCGTGCTCATGATTTTAAGGCCCTCGATGAAGCTACAGAAATCCGTGAATCTCAAGCACGCTTTGTAATGGGGTGGAATCGTTCATCTGACCCAACAATCAAATCCAAATGTCTAATGACCTTCAACCCACCAACCACAGCGGAAGGGCGATGGGTAATTGATTATTTTGCACCATGGATTAAAAAGGGCCATCCGAACCCTGCAAAGCCGGGTGAATTGCGTTACTTCGCAATGGTGAAAGGCAAAGAACAGGAAGTTGAAAGCAATAAGCAGTTTGTACTTATCGATGATCAGATCGTTTATGACTTTGACCCAAAAGATTACAAGCCTGAACACATCATCACCCCCAAGTCACGCACGTTCATTCCTGCACGTGTTACTGATAACAAGTACTACATGGAGACGGGTTACATGAGCACATTACAAGCATTACCTGAGCCTTTACGATCTCAAATGTTATATGGCGACTTCGGTGCAGGTATTGAAGATGACCCTTGGCAAGTTATCCCGACCGCATGGGTAGAAGCAGCACAAGCACGTTGGAAGCCAGAAGATGAAATGCGCCTTATGTATAAGGGCGATTTCCCAATGGATTCATACGGCTTAGACGTTGCGCGTGGTGGTAAGGACAACACCCTTGGTTATGCTCGTCACGGTTTTTGGTATAACCGTGCAAATGTACTTGAGGGCATCCAGTCTAAAGATGGAACTGCAAGCGCATCGTTTGCTGTGTCACATGTGCGTGATGGTGCGCCAATTCACGTTGATATTATCGGTGTGGGTGCAAGTACATACGATTTCTTAAAACAATCAGGCATGCATGTCATTCCCGTTGATGTTCGCAACGCTGCAAATTCTTTCGACCGATCTGGTCGCTTAACCTTCTTCAATCTTCGATCACAACTTTGGTGGCAATTCCGTGAAGCATTAGACCCTGCATACGGAAGCACAGTTGCTTTGCCGCCAGAACCTGAACTTTTAGCTGATTTAACTGCTCCGCGTTGGGGCTTGCAAGGCGCAAACATCAAAGTCGAATCCCGTGAAGAGATTGTTAAACGTATTGGCCGCAGTCCTGACTATGGCTCTGCAATTATCAATGCACAAATCGACACACCTAAACGTCAAGTTATGCAGGCCATTCATGGTTCAAGTGCAAGACGTGATTACGACCCTTACGCGTAGTGTCAACAGGAAACAGGGCCTTGTGCATTTCACAAAAGCATAATGTTGGAAAAGACAACCTTGATTGGAGTTTAGCAATGTGCAGTAGCGATTTTTTATTTGGCGGTAATGCCGTACTAGACAAGACGGCTAAGTTGTTTGGTATGGATGCTAAAAAGGCAGAAATACAAGCACCGCCTAAACAGCCAGTACGTCAGGATGCTAAATCACCAGACGCATCGGCAACAATTGACCGTGTTCAGAATGCACAAAATTCAATGTCAGGCGGTATTGCAAACACGCTGTACACCGACCCAACTGGTGTTGATGACGAGAATTTGCGCTTAGGTAAAAAGACACTATTAGGCACAGGCGGTAGTTAATATGCGTGAAGAAGATATCATTGCGCTGAAAAAACGGTTCGATGCTGTTTGGCAAAATCGTGTCACAGATCAAGATGATTATTGTGCCGAACTTGCATTGCACGTTTTACCCGTAGCTATCAAAACGATTAAGAATCAAGAAAAGCACGACCGTTCGGCTTGGTCAAAGATCGTTGATAACACAGGTAAAGATTCTTTAAAAACCCTTGCTGCGGGCATGGTATCGGGTACGTGCTCACCTAGTCGTAAATGGTTCACATTGCAAGCAGCCGATGAACAATTACAGAAAGATATTGAAGTAAAACAATGGCTTAAAGCTTTAGAGGATGCTTGTTATGTAGCTTTTTCTAAAAGTAATACCTATCGAACTATTCACCATATTTACATGCAGGAAGGTGCGTTTGGTATCGGTGCAGCCTTGGTACCTGATCACGGTGCTAACTCCAAAGCGGCATTGATGGACCAAATCCCAATGACGTTTGGTGAATTTGCAATTACCACTGATGAGTTTAATAAACCTAACGGTGTGTATCGCAAGTTCAAATTAACCACGATCAATATGGTCAAGCAGTTTGGAATTGATAAAGTTTCCGACTCAGTGAAAAGTGCTTATGACAATAAGAACTATGAACAAGAGTTTGAAGTTCAGCATGCGATTTATGAGCGTGAAAATGCGAAAGGTCATGGCCCTAAAAACATGCCATTTGCATCCATCTACTTTGAACCAAATGCAAATGAAAAGTTACTACGCGAAAGCGGCATGATGAGCTTTCAGGTCATTTGTGGCCGTTGGACTGTTTCAAGTAGTGATGTCTATGGTGAAGGTCCTGCAAGTGATTGTATTGGTGATTTACGCGCATTACAGAAAGGGCATCAACAAATTGCGGTTGGGGTTGATTATCAAGTTCGCCCACCTATGCTTTTACCTGATTATCTAAAAGGTCAAGAGCGGGAAACATTGCCAAACGGTATTGCTTTCTATCAAGCCTCTCCATCTTCACAAGTTGCGCAAGTTCAGCAGATGCTGAATGTTCAATTCGATTTGAATGGTGTCATGGCTTTAATCACCCAATGCCAAGAGCGTGTTAAACGTGCATTTCACACTGATCTATTCATGATGCTCGATGCTTTTGATAAGGGCAAAATGACTGCAACAGAAGTGTATGAGCGCAAATCAGAAAAGATGCTGATGCTTGGCCCCGTTGTTGAGCGCCAAATCGATGAGCTATTACGCCCACTTGTAGAAATCTGTGTTCAGCGCGTTCTATCAACTAATGCTTATCTTCGCCAGATTGCACCTGCTGCAATTCAAAATGCCAATGTAGAAATTAATTTCGTATCAATTCTTGCACTTGCTCAAAAGTCTTCAGGCTCCGCAATTCTTGAACGTGCCTTAGCTATGGTTGGGCAAGTGGCGCAAATTAATCCTGAAGTTATGGACAAATTTGATACTGATAAGTTCATGGATGAATACATGGATATTAACGGCGTATCGCCAAATGTATTTAGACCACAACGTATTGTTGAGCAAATCCGTACTCAACGCGCACAGCAACAGCAAATGGCACAAGAGCAAGCACTAGCAGCACAACAAGCACAAACACAAAACGCCAATGCAAATACGCTTAAAACAGTAGGCGATACCAATGTTGAAACTGTATCTGATTTATTTATGGGCGGTGGTGCATGAGTGAATTAGACAAGAAAGTAGACGAAAACAAACGTAAGCGTGACCAGGAACTAAATGACCTGCGAACCATTCTTGCCACTGAACAAGGTAAACGTTTTTTAATGCGCCTGCTCAACAGAGCAAACCTACTACAACCAACTTACGGTTCAGGTGCAAATACAAACGATTTCGCTTTTTTTGAAGGTCGTAGAGAGTTTGGTCTCTACATTCTCGGTGAAATCACACAAGCAAATACAGACGCATGGTTAGACATGCAAAAACAACATTTTGACGAACTTAAAGAGAAGGTGAGCCATGAGCGAAGTAACGACTACGACAGCAACTGATACCGCATCTACTACCACAACTGCGGCACCTGCTGAAACAGCAACCACAACAACAGATACAGCGACTACGCCTGTAACTACAGAAACAACAACGGTTGAAACTACGCCTAGCGATACTGCTACTGACACAACTGAAGAAACGCAAGACGTTTTACTCGGTGGTGAACAGCCGCCTGCTGAGCAACAAGTTCAATACACTGATTTTCAAATGCCTGAAGGTTTTACGTTAAATCCTGAAGATCAAACTGTACTTCATGAACTTGGTCAACAATTCAAAATGCCTCAAGAAGCTGTGCAAAAACTTGTGGATTTAGGTGTTCAAATGCAGCAACGCCAAGTGCAAGAGCAATTGAAAACCGTTGCTTCATGGGTCGATGCAGCTAAGGCCGACAAAGAGTATGGCGGTGAAAATCTTCAAAAGAACCTGTTGACAGCGCAACGCGCCTTCAGCTTACCGCGAGGTGACAAAATCTCTAATATTCTTCATAAGAGCGGACTAGGTAACCATCCTGATGTTATCGGCTTTATGACAGAAGTGGGCAAGTTGTTAGAACCTGACAGCATTACTCATGGTCAGGGAACCAATACAACAGGAACCAGTCTCGGCAAACTTTGGTATGGCGATGATAAATAACTAACAGAGGGCTGAATATGTCTGTAATCGCACAATTACAACCGACCTTGATGGATTTAGCTGCACGCTACGGACAAACACCCGAAAGTGCAGTTATTGAAATCCTTAGCGCAAGCAATGAATTGCTTGATGACATGGTTTGGGTTGAAGCAAATGACGGTAGTGGTCATAAAACAACAATTCGCACAGGTTTACCTAAAGGTGCTTGGCGTTTACTAAACTATGGTGTTCCTGCCGAAAAATCTGCAACTGCAGCTGTACGTGATACGTGCGGTTTGCTCGAATCATATTCTGAAGTTGATAAACAACTTTATGATATGGAACAGAACCCTCAAGAATGGCGTGCTAGTGAAGATGCTGCATTTGTTGAGGGTATGTCTCAAACAATGGGCGAGACTCTTATTTATGGTAATGCACGTGACACACCTGCTGCATTTACTGGATTTGCGCCACGATTCAATGACATTAACCAGACTAGTCCTGCCAACAAACGAAATATTTTAGATGCAGGCGGTACAGGAAACAACAACACCTCAATTTGGTTTGTTGTATGGCATAAAGATACTGTTCACGGAATCTATCCAAAAGGAACTAAAGCAGGTTTGCAAATCCGCAATCTTGGTGAAGTAACAGACAAAGATCAAAACGGTTTGATGCATCAAGTTTTACGTACTCATTTCGTTTGGAATGCTGGTGTTACTGTACGCGACTGGCGTGCAGTAGTACGTATTGCAAACATCGATGTAGTGGCATTAACCAAAGATGCGAGCGCAGGTGCAGACCTATTTGACTTATTGGCTCAAGCTGCTGAATTGTTGCCACGTAAAACGAGTGGTCGTGTTGCGATTTATGCAAACCGCACAATTTCATCTTTCCTACGTCGTCAAAGCGTTAATAACAAAAATGTACGTATCACTGTAGAAGAACAGGGTGGACGTAGCGTTACTAAGTTTGACGGCATGCCTATTCGTCGTGTGGATTCGATTCTTAACACTGAATCACGTGTGGTTTAAGGAGTAGTTATGCTTATTGATAAATTATTAGTGATGTCGCTTGATCAGGCAATTACTGTCACAGCGACATCTACGGACACACTTGATTTGCAGAAGGCATCAACAAGTGTAAATCGTTTGCCTGTTTTGGTTCGTGGTAAAAACTTAGCTCCTACTACGGCAACCATTACTGTGCAGCTTCAACAATCTAGCGACAATGTTTCTTGGGAAACCATCGAAACTTCCCGCGCTTATACAGGTGCTGAGCTTAATTCGGGTGTTATTGCTGAAGTGATGTTGCCCGTTAAACCTAAGCGTTATGTGCGTTTGAACTATTCGGTTGGTAGTGGACCATTCACGGCAGGAACTGTGTTTTCTCACATTTCTGATAGTCGTGATGTTAGCGCTGCGTATCCGGTTTACGCAGGGGCTTAATAATGACTGAAAAGACTACTAAACAAGTACGTGCTACTCAAAAAGGTTATTACAACGACCGTTTGATTGAAGAGGGGCAAGTTTTTTCTGTTCCAGAAGATGAAACTGCACTTTGGTTTGAAGACGTAGAGCCAAAACAAGCTGATTCTACTAAAGCTTATTCAAGTATGACACCTGAAGAACTGGCAAATGTAGCAGCTGAAAAGGGCATCTCATTAAGTGGTTCAGAAAGTAAAGCGCAAATTATTAAGCTTTTAAAAGCTGAGTAATTAAAAAAGGCCCGTATTAGTACGGGCCTTTACCTCACAAAGCAAACGTAGCTAAAGGTGCACCAAATGTCTGAAGAACAAATTGAACAACAAATTCAAGAGAAAGGTTTAACAGCTCCACGCATTACACCTTCTCACATTGATTCAAAAGTTAAGCAAGTTTATTACCATTCGCCTTTAGCAGCCATTGACCCTGAACAGGCTATGGATGAAAAGACGTATCAAACGTTACGCTGTCTTACGATCTGCACCATCGTCCTAGAAAATGGATTCACCGTTACGGGTGAGAGTGCTTGCGTAAGTCCAGAAAACTTCGACCCGTTTATCGGCAAGGAAGTTGCCTACAAAAATGCGTTTGAAAAAATTTGGCAGCTTGAAGGGTACTTGTTGAAAGAAAAACTTTATCAAGCAGATTTAGACAAACAGTTCTAAAGCAGGATAAACCCATGAGATCAATCGTTGATCTTTGCAATTTGGCCTTGTCGCACCTCGCACAAGGCTATGTTGTAAATGAACTAACCGAACCGACAAAACCCGCAAATCTGTGTAATACATATTACCCAATTTGCCGACGTGAATTGCTTGATAACGAACATCAGTGGACCTTTGCAGTTAAACGTGTTCGCTTGAATATTGATGCGGGTTATGAGTTTGGTACAGCCTACGTTTTGCCTAGTGACAAGGTGCGATTATTTCAGCTTGAGTCTGGTGCACGCTTTTATGTTGAAGGGAACCACTTGTTTACGGATGATCCTGCGCCAGTCTTACGTTATGTGCATGATGTAAAAGATTTGGCGTTAATGCCTGACTCTTTCAAGCTTGCGTTGTCATATCTATTAGCAGGTCGAATTGCAGGGCCATTAACTCAAAACGAGCAAAAACAGCTAGCAATGATGCAGCTTCATGAAGTTGAGAAGGGCAAAGCAATTTTTATTGACCTTCAACAACATCGAATTGAAAAACGTCCTGAGCATGTAGGCTCAATGTTTGAGGCACGATAATAATGCAATTTTCATTTAATGGTGGCTTGATATCCCCTGATATGTTTGGTCGTATTGATCAAGCGAAATATCAAACAGGTGTTGCTAAATGCAAAAACTTCTATGTCGAATTGTTTGGCGGCCTGACATATAGGGCAGGTTTTCGCTACGTCCACCATTATGAGAAATCATTAGGCAAGATGCGCCTTATTCCATTTGTATTTAGTGAAGAACAAACAGTTGTTCTGGCAATCCGTGCCGGTGCTGTTAATTTCTTTGCTGATGGTGGGATTTTACTTGATGATAATGATGCACCTTTAGAAATTGTTGTGCCTTATGCTGAACAGCACTTAATGCAACTCCGATATGCACAATCTGCTGACGTTATCACAATCACACACCCGGACTATCCACCACGTAAAATCATTCGTAAAGGTGCAACGGAATGGACAACTGAAGTTGTTACTGTTGGATATGGTTTAGATGCACCTCAAAATTTAAATGGTACCGTAAACAAACCAAATGACACGGGTTATATCGAACGTGATTATGTGTATCAAGTTACAGCTGTAAATGATGAAAATGAATCACAAGCATCGGCTAAATCACCAGTACTAAAAAATGATTTAACTTTATCAGGCAACTCAAATGTTTTGACATGGGAAGCAGTAGAAGGCGCAACACGCTATAACGTCTTTAAACTTCGCTCTGGCCTTGCGAGTTTCATTGGTGAAACAACTGAATTAAGTTTTACCGATGACTATATCGAAACCAATGGAGCAATCACACCGCCTTTAATTCGTAATCCTTTCGAGTTCTATCCGACAGCCGTTGGATATTTTGGACAACGCAAAGTTTACGGCGGTGGCTATAAATCTCCTCAATGGTTGCGGATGTCACGTACAGCAACTGATGATAATTTTGGTTATCACATTCCGCTTCAAGATACTGACTCAATTCAAATACGTTTTGCGGCTCGCGATGGTAACGGTGTAAAACATCTCGTTCCAATGAGCGATTTAATGATTCTTACAAGCAGTGCGGTTTGGCGGCTTTCTTCAGATGGGGCAGTTACTGCTGCAAGTGTAAGCGTAAATAAACAGTCTTCCGAAGGTGCAAATGATGTAACACCTGTTGAAGTTGGAGGTGCTGCGGTATTTGCTTCAGATCAAACAGGTCATGTTCATGAAATTTCACTTGCTAGATCGTACACCGTTTCTTATCAGACTTTAGATTTATCTATTATGTGCCCTCAATTATTTGATGAACATAAAATAATAGATTGTGCTTTGTTGCGTAAGCCTATGAGTATTATATATTTTGTTCGTGATGATGGAGTTTTATTGTCTCTTACATACGAACCGCAACAACAAGTATGGGCTTGGGCAGAACATGAAACAGAGGGCAAGTTTCTATCTGTTGCGGCAATTCCTGAAGAAAATCAAACAGTTCTATATGCATTAATTGAGCGTAACGGTTTTTATACCATTGAACGAATGCTTACTAGACAACCATTAGATATGCAGGATAAATGTCATTTAGATGGAAGTTTTCATTATAAAGGGGCGGCAGTAACGTCATTGTCTGGTTTAGATTGGCTTGAAGGTCAGACAGTATCTGTTTTCGCTGACGGTGGTGTGAAACCACCTGTTAAAGTTGTGAACGGAATAATCCAATTATCCCGTGAATTATCTAACGTTTGGATTGGTTTACCCTATGAAGCTGAAATGCAGACATTACCTGTACTTAATCAGCAAACCAATCCAATTAAACCGAAGGTTGTAAATAATGCGTTTTTACGTGTGCTTGGCACCCAAAATATTTTAGTAGGTTTTAATCAAGATAGTTTACAGCCTACAGCAATAACTGAATATAAACCGCGCAGCCGTGAACCTTACGGCAGACCATTAGATTTAATTGACGGTATTGTTGAAGTTCCTGTTGCCAGTACATTCGAGCGAGACGTTCAAATTACGGTAAAACATGATAAACCTTTACCTATGAAATTATTGGCCTTAGAGGTTGAGATTAAATGAGACGAAATAATATTGAGATTCGCAAACCGACTGAACGCGACATTCGTATTCTCGTTGAAAATTTACGCCCTGCGGATCAAGAAGAGTTAAAAGCATATTTCAGTGATAACTACGATTGGATCGTTAAAACGTGCGTGAAAGGTTCACGTGATGCATGGTCCGTTGTAGTAAATGGCAAGTTGCTTTTTATTTGTGGTGTTGGGCTTACAAGCTTAATTGGTAATGTTGGTTGCCCTTGGTTACTTGGTACCACGCACATTAAGAAATACCCAATTGAGTTTGTGAAACAAAGCCGCAGTATTTTACGAGAGATGCTTGCAAATTATGACGCTCTTAAAAATCATGTTTACATCAAAAATGATGCAGCAATACGATTTTTAAAACACCTAGGTTTTTCTATTAAAGAACCTGTAGTTCATGGGGCTAACGGTGAATTATTTCATCCGTTTAGTATTACGGTGATGTCATGATGGGTGGTATGGGCGGTGGCGGTGGAGGTGGCGGCGGTCAAATGGGTGGGGGTAATCTCTATCAAGCCATTGCAACTGCTGCGGTTAAAGGTGGAACAACCTATTTAAAATTAAAGGCGCTTAAACAGTCTTTAGAACAACAAGCTGAATTGGCAGGGGCTAACGCTACACTTGCCGATATTCAAGCGCGTGATGCAATTGATGACGGTCGCAACACAGTTACTGATTTTCAGCGTAACCTTTCAGGCTTTAAGTCGAGCCAAATTAATGCACTTGCTGATAATGGCATTGATGTTACGCAAGGCTCTGCGATTGACTTATTAGCAAGTACAGAAATGCTTGCTCAAGGTGATATCGACACTATCAAATACAATGCTGCCATGAAGTCATGGGGGCATCGTGTGCAAGAGACGAATTATATTAATCAGAAAAATTCTCTTGAAGCTCAAGCCAAATCAGTACGTCCGCGCTTAAATGCTGAACTTGCAGCGATGGACCAATTCGCGTCTTCATTAATGGGTGGTGGTGGAGGCAGTCCAATGCAGGGCGGAGATTCTCTTACTATGTCGCAGCCTACAACTGGCTCGTATAACAGCAATAGTAATTTCTCAATGTCGCTTTATGGCAACGAGCAAGGCGCATCGTGGCAGAACTACAATTGGAATTGGATGGGAGCATCTTAAATGCGTATACCTCAGTTTACTTCACAAGTCGCTGAAGGCGATATGCCAAATGTTCAACTCAGCGGTGGTGTTACACCTGGTCAAGCCGTCGATATGGTTAGCAGTCAAGTCGATGGTTTTGCTAATCTTGCAAACACGGCTGCCAATAAATATAAAGAATACCAAGATGAAAACGACCGTGTACGTGTAATCGATGCACAAAACAAACTTTCTGAATTGCGCTTGCATTTGGAAAATAACGACACTGACGGCTACATTAAGAAAAAAGGCGGTGAAGTTGTTAGCTTTGATGATGGTGAAGGTGGAAGCTTTGTTGATTATTACTCACGGGCTTATCAAGATGGTGCAGGGGAAATCGGAAGTAAATTGAGCAATGGCCGTCAACGCGCTATGTTTCAGCAAATTGCCGCACGTGATTCACTTCAATTTAAAGGCACTTTGCAAAATTACTTTGTACGTGAAAACGATGTTTACCAACAAAGTGTTTATTCATCTTCTGCCGAACGTTTTATTCGTGAGATAAATGAAAACCCTGCTGACTTCGCCAAGATTGATGAAAGCCGTGAAAATTTAAAAGCTTCAATTGGTAAACTGATTGCACTTAATGGTAAGTCTGGTACAGAAGCGGAAAACATGTATCTGAAATCAATTTCAGGTGCGCACCTAAACAACATCAATGCTTTTATTGAAAATGATGATTTGAAATCAGCTGTAACTTATAAAAATAAATATGGTACCGAGATTTCACCTGCCGATGATTATGCACTTAACAAGCGTATTCATCAGAAGCTAGAAGAACAGCAAGTTGAAATGTTAGTGAACAATGTCACAACCGGAACGCAAGAATATAGTAACCCTGCTTTAAATGCTCCTCCACAAGCATCGGCTACAATTGCCAAAGAACTGAAAGCACTATCACCTGATCAGATGAAAGGTATTAAATACAATGATCAGCGCTTGGATGTTTACACCGTGCATGCCGCTAAAGAAAAAGGTATGGATTGGGCCGCACCACTTTTACTTGCTATTCGTTTATCTGGTGAGAAATCAAATAACAATGCTGTATCCCCAAAGGGCGCGAAGTCAGTAATGCAATTCATGCCTGAAACATGGAAACAGTACAGCAATAATGGAAAAAGAGATATTAACAATCCTGCGGATACAATTGATGCCGCTTTAGATTTTATTTCTGATATCAGTAAAAAATATAAAACCAAAGACCCGATGGTTATTGCTGCATATTATAACGGCGGCGGCAATGCTGCTAAAGCTGTGTTGAATGGTCAACAACCGCCCGCATCTGAAACACGTAATTATATTCAGCGTGTGGATAAATGGCTTACAGATGATTTTGGGAACTATATAAAACAACCTGCAAAATCACGGGAACAAGCATATGACGAGATTTGGAAAAGCAATGCACCTCTTGAAGTAAAGCAAAAGGCATTGATTGCTACAGATCGTTATTATGGCGGGCAAGATAAAGCCAAAGAAGAACGTCAAAATAAGGAATACGACACCTTATACAAAGGTATCGTGTCAGGGAAATATACGTTTGAACAAATCCCTGCGGGAAGTATTACAGCTTTAGAACCAAGCCAAATTAATAGTTTAAAATCTGTAAGCAAAGCTACATACATAAAGGATGTTAAAACAGACCCTGTTGTATTAAGTATGATCATGCTTAATAAAGATGAACTCTTAAAAGGGAAACCACAATCTGTTTTACACCAGTATGCGGATAAATTATCACCAACCGATTATAAGGAAGTGACCAAGCTATATGCAGATGTAAACGGAGTAAAAACAACTAAGGCTAAAGATGAAAAAACTTTCTTAGTAAATGACTCTACAATTTCGAGTGCGTTAAAGCCATATTTAGGCATGATCGGTATTACGAGTACTACTGATAAAAAACAGTTAGAGCACTACAACGCTGTTAAAACCGATTTAATGCAAACATTGCGGGAAGCTGAAGCCAAAAACGGCGGTCATTTAAATTGGGACCAAGTGAACCGTGTAGTGCTTAAAAATATTAATAACCAAGTGCGTGTTACAACTACGCGGCCTTTCTTTGATGATAAGGTTGAATTGAATCGCGTATATGCTCAAGTGAAAAGCAAGAGTGATATAACTGACTCAATGAAAACAAAAATTGATAATATGCTTAAAAAGCAGGGTAGAAATCCAAATAACGTGACGGATTCAGAATACATCAATGCTTATTATTCAATGATGCGTAGAGGGTTTTAAAATGTTGAAAAATATAATTATATTTTCTTTTTTGATTATTGGATTTTCTGCAAATGCTGCTGTTAATGACGATGTTAAAGCATCAACTGCAATTGGTTTGAAGAAAATTGAAGCCGAAAAGAATGCATGTTTTAAGTCCGCAAAATTCAGTGGTGAATCTTCCGATTGCCTTGTAGATGCTATTAAGCGTAAACAAGTTCTACTTGATGCGCTAACTGATATTCGAGCTACACGTGCCAAAGGGGATACCGAGCAATTATTAAATATTTTTAATGATCAACGAACCTTTAATTTATTAAAGGATGATTGTAAGAAACTTTTAAAGGTATCAAATCCTAACAGCGGTTTTTATTATCAATACCAATGTGAACTAAATGTTCAAGATTTGTATTTTAAATACCTATGACAAATTTAAAAAACGAACTTGTAGAATCACAAGTTGAATCTGTTGAAGGCGAGTATTTAAATACCCGTGATTATGCATTCTTGCGTATGGAACAGATGCGCGAACAGGCTAATGATTTGCAGCAACAACATGAAGAACGAGTGAAAAGATATAAAGAAAGTGCGCGGCATACACAGGCAAGAGTATTAGCGTCTATTTTCACTAAAATGATATAAAGCCAAGCTGTCAACAGCAAACGGCAGTCTAATCAATAACAGCATTTAAGATTACAAATAACCGTAGTCTTAAGTGCTTTTATTATGTCTGATCAAAATACAAATCTGACAATTGGTCAATTATTCGAATTAAACCAAGGCAAGAACCCAACGCAAATTGCAGAGACAGAAGCCCATGCTCGTAAAGCTGCTAAGTCACTTGGTTTAGATTATGACAAGATGACAGAAACACCTGAGCAAGTTGTTTCTGTTGCGGACGAGATCAACACTCAGAAACGTGTGAATGACGTTGTCGCAAGCGATCCTGTACTTGGTAAATATGCACTTAATCCAAATCAAGCGGCGGTTTCTTTAGATGACTTTGAAAATTTAAAGGGTATTAGTGACAACGTCTCTTTGCTTGGCTCGAGTCTCACAAAGCCATATCAAAGTGTTTCATATCAAGACATTCAAAACGTTTTGACCAAAGGCACATCGCCACAGCAAAAACAAAAACTAAAAGAAATGGGTTTGTATGAAGACCCACAAAAGCAAATCAAGCCGAATGTTAATACCAATTTAATTGATTCGTTCAGTTCAACCTTAGTCCCCCAAACATCGGACCAAGTTTTCAAAGAACATTATGACCGCATTAAAAAATCTGCGGGTGTAATGAGTGCTGAACGATTCAAGAAATATTATGAGAATCAAGTTTATTGGATGGAGCATACGGCAAGTGCTGAGCCTGTAAGCCCTCAAGAGCAAGGCAATCGCTATGTTAATGCTGCATTCCGTGCGGTCGCTGCTATCGGTCAGACCGAGGGCGCAGTAATTAATGCAACCACTGGAAACGATAGCCTACTTAATTTAGCAACTCGCGTAAAAAATAGAGCTGCGCCATCACAAGAAATGTCACAAGCACTTTATCAAGCGCAACTTGCAGCACAAACAAATGATGCGGGCGTATTGGGTGCGGCCCAAGAATTGATAAGTAATGCTGATGCAGGCTTGGTAGGTGAATTTTTAATTGAACAAGCGCCACCTGCTTTAGCCGGGTATATAGCGGGTTCAGGGGTAGGGGGTGTTTTAACCAATTCACTTGTCCGCAATACTGCTCGATATGCACCTCTGGTCATGAACTTAGAAAAGACCGCAAGATTAGTTCGCGGTGTTACAGCCGCGGGAAATGCTGCACAAGGCGCATTAGGTGCCGGCACTGCCGATGCTCTTGTGTCCTATGGTCAAAACATGGCTGAAGCCCGCGAAAAGTTTTTAACACGAGAAGAGCAGATTGATTATGCATCTGCAAAAACTTGGGGTTCTGCAAAATATTCAGCCTTAGGCGGGGCATTAATGCCCGTAACTTTTGGCGGTCCTTTGCGTACCGTTGGCGGTCAAGCTGTCATTCAATCCGCTGCGGGCATGTATTCTGTGCAAGGTGCAGCCGATGCAGTTGGTGAAAAAGCAGACCCCGTTGAAATGGCATTAGAAGGTTTGTTAGAGGTTGCAACCGCTGCGCCTGAGGTTGCAATTACATCTGCGGCCAAAGTTAAAAACCAACGTACAGCACAATTTGCATTAGACCAGTTGCGCCAAGATCAGCAAGAGGATGCAGTGCGTTCAAGTACCTTTGCATCAGTATTAAATAATCTGATTGATCGTAACAAGGAAAGTAAAACAGCACAGCGTGATGATTCTGCAAGCCAAGCGTTTATTAAGCAGGCGGTTGAGGAGCACGGGGCAGTTGATGAGGTCTATATAGACGGTCAGACTTTCAACCAGTTATTACGCGACCGTAATATTGAGCCAACAGATTTATTTGAACGTGCACCAAGTTTACAGGACCAATTGGGCACAGCCGAAACTTTTAACGGCACTGTGCAAATACCAGTGAATGAGTTTGTATCTGCAATGTCTGTTGTTGAGCGTCCTTCAGATTTCGTTGAAAACGTACGTTCTGATCCGAACATGCCAACATACCGCGAAGCCCAAGAGAACCTTGCAAAAACGACAGAACAAATGCAGCAAGAAGCCGATGCATTTATGTCTGAGCAAGCGCGCTTTGAAAATTCCGAAGATGCTAAAGAATTAGTAGCTACAGAAGTGCAAAAGCAGTTGGCTAGCATTGGTACGTTTACCGCAAAATATAATCGTGCTGCGGGTGAATTAACTTCTGCGTTTTACTCTACCTTGGGCGATAAGCTCGGCATCAGTGCAAAAGATGCTTTTGACCGTTACCCAATCCGTATTGCGGATGAGCCGACTACAGATAAAGGCACGTCATTTAATCAAGTTGCTCAGCCTGAACAAACTATCTCAATAGATGACTTTGCTAAGGGCATTAAAAAACAATATGGAATTGAATTAGGTCTAAAAGGCAGTCCATCGAGCAACGTTCTTTCATTGCATAAAATCGTTGTACCTGAATCTGTGCGCAATCAAGGCACTGGTACTAAAGCAATGCAAGATATTCTTAATTATGCTGACTCCCAAAATAAGACAATTGCACTTACTCCAAGTTCTGACTTTGGGGGTAATAAAAATAGACTTACGAGCTTTTATAAAAAACTCGGTTTTGTGGAAAACAAGGGCCGTAATAAAGACTTTGAAATTTCTGAAAGTATGTATCGTTCACCAAACGGTCGTAAATATAATCAAGCAAACGGCGGTACACGCGGTTCAATTACGTTCAGCATTGGTCAAGATGGTTCAACAATCGTTCTAAGCAAGAATGCTGACTTTTCTACATTTGTGCATGAGCTTGGGCATCATTTTTTAGAAATGAATATGCAAATTGCTCTTAGCCCTGATGCGCCTGCGCAAGTCCGTGCTGATATGGAAACAGTGATGAAATGGGCATCACCAGACACAACAGACCTTGGTGAATGGGATTTTTTCACTGATGCAGAAAAAACCGAAGTTCATGAAAAATTTGCAGAAACGTTTGAACAGTATGTTTTTACAGGTAAAGCACCAAGCGCGGCATTAAAACAAGTTTTCAACCGTTTCAGACAATTTATGATTGCCGTGTACCGGAACGTAGAAAAGTTCATTGGTATCAATGACCGTGCAGAATTGAATGCGGATATCACAGGCGTAATGGACCGTATGCTTGCATCATCAAGCGCCATTGCTGAAGCTCAAGCCGCTTCAAATCTCGAAATGCTCATCCATCAAGATGACGCAATGCGTCTTGGTATTTCGCCAAAAGATTATGACGAAATGCGCCAAGATCATGAAATTGCTACAGAATTATCTATAAATACTTTAGAGCAAAAGTCTCTGCGCAATATGGTTTGGTACCAAAAGCAGAAATCTAAGTATATGAAAACATTACAAAAAGAAGCTGATAGAAAACGGGCCGCTGTTCGTGAAGACATGGCAAAGGAAATTGCGCAACAACCTGTTTATCAAGCTATGGCCTTTTTACGTCAACCGCTTGACCCAGTTGCTAAACGTGATTCAACCAAGGTTGAGCCAAGTCAAGATAATCTTTTTGAAGCCATTGCCAAGTTCGGCGGGCTTGATGCCAATGAAGTAGAAAGCACTTGGGGTATTGACGAAGCAGCCAAAACAAAATCAGGTGTGGGCAATAAACCTGTTGTTCGTTCTTCAAAGTCAAAAGTAAAAGGCCTGTCAATTGAATCGATGGCTGAGAAGCTTAGCGAAGAAGGGTATTTAACTTTAGATGAACACGGCAAATTTGATACACGCGAACTTGAAGATAAATTTGCAGACCAGTTGCGCGGCATTAATCAATACTCAAATCAAGTTGATCCTGAGCTTTTAGATTATTCGCAAGACATGGATTTACTGCAACGTTATGCAGAAGGGCGCACGACTAAAGGTAAGTTGTCTCTTGATTGGATTGAAGCCAAGTATGGTCGAGACAGCGATATTTACCAAAGCATTTCTAAAGGTGCTTATGGCTTTGCACAGCGCGGTGGTGAGAATCCCGATGTCGTTGCTGAGATGTTCGGTTATGAGAGCGGTGACGCTTTAATTCGTGACTTACTCAATTCACCGAGTCCTAAGCAAAAAATTGATGAGCTTACCGATGCACGCATGGCTGTGCAATATTCTGAATTCTTCGATCAGCAAAGCATTGTTGAAGCAGTAGAAGCAGCATTACACAATGATGTTCGCGCTCGTATGCTATCTGCTGAAATGGCAGCATTAAACGGCTTACTTGGCCGTAAGTCTGCTTTGAATGAAGCAGCAAAAACGGTTGCGCAAGACATTGTGCAACGCCAAAAAATTAAAGACATTCGACCACATGTACGTGCACAAGATGATGCTCGTTTAGGGCGTATGGCTAATGATGCTTTCCGTAGGGGTGAGACAGTCGAAGCGGCTCGCCACAAGCGTAATCAATTGGTACAGTTCTACGCGACCAAATATAGCTATGACGCTAAAGACCAGATTCAAAAACACTTAGACTTAGTGAAAAAGATTTTTGGCAATAACGAGAAATTATCTAAAAACCGTGATTTTGATTTTGTGACTGCTGCCCGCGGCATATTAGGTAAATACGACCTTGGCCGTGAATCTACAAACTACGAGCATCAATTAGAATTGATTCGTAAGTATGACCCGACCACGTATGCTGAAATCCAAAACATTGGCGCATTGCCTGAAAATCAAAGCTACCGTGAATTAACGCTTGAACAATTCAATGCGGTCATGGCTGCGGTCGAAACTCTGTGGCATCGATCTAAGGAAAACAAAATTTGGCATACAACCAATGAAGCCTTTGAACGTGAACAGGTCCGTGAAGAACTCATACAGCAATCGGGTGGTAAAAAAAGCATTGAGAAGATTCAGCAAAATTTATTGGGCAAAGATAAAACTGCTGAACTCAAAGCTAAATTCATGGAATTGGGCGCATCTGCAAAACGTGTTGACCAGGTGGTAACGTGGTTAGACGGCGGGCCAACGGGTAAATTTCGTGATTATTTAATTAATCCTATGCAAGATGCTTTGGCTAAGTATCGTATTGAAAAGGCCAAGATGCTTGAAGACGTTGTAAAAACGTTTGAAGGATTTGGCAAACTCGATAATTCAAAAATCGCTGCGCCTGAATTGAATAACTTTACCTTTGTTGGTAAACAATCGTTGCTACATGCGATTTTGCATACGGGCAATATGAGCAACAAAGAGCGCTTAGTTTTAGGCTATGGATGGGGCGAACGTTTAGAAGACGGCTCTGTTGATTTCAGCGCGTGGGATAAATTCTTTAATCGGATGATTACCGAAGGCGTGATTACCAAAAAAGATATGGATACTGTACAGAAGTTATGGAATCTATTTGACCGCTACAAAGAGCAAGCGCAAATCACACATAAGAAAATTAACGGTCGTTATTTTGACGAATTGCCACGTACACCAGTGAGCACACCATTCGGAGAATATGAAGGCGGCTATGTTCCTGCTGCTTATGATCGTATTCGCTCAAATGAACAAGACCGTATTCAAGATAAAAACTTAGCTGAAAACAATTTGCAGGCATTAGATATTGCAACGACTGGCGCGAACTTCACAAAGTCACGTGCAGATCGATACCACGATCAGCTTGAATTGGACATGTCGCGCTTGCCTAGCCATTTAGATAAAGAGCTGCGTTACATTCATCTTGAATTACAGATTCGCCAAATTGGGCGTTTAATGCTGAATAAGGATTTCAGAAATGAAATTGAGCGTGTATTGCCGTTCGGTGTGAAGCAAATTTTTAACCCTTGGCTTAAAGCTATTGCAAGTCAGCGTGTAGATGAAAGCTCAGGCGTTAGTTTACTAGATAATATTTTCCGTGTGTTGCGTCGAAATACAGGGATTGCAATTATGGCGGGTAACTTGAAAAACGCTATTGAACAGTTCACAGGCTTTACGCAAGTTGCTGTTGCGGTACCGCCTAAGCAGTTACTAAAAGCGCAGGCGCATTACTTTACTTCTGTGGCAACGCGTGAAGACATGGCAAATAACATCATGGAAATGTCAGACTTCATGAAAACCCGTTTTGACCGTGCAGCCGATGAATACCGATATGCCGTAGACGAAATTGTTTTTCAAAAAGGCACAATCCAAACAGTGAAAGATTTCACTATGAAACATGCCTATGTTTTACAAACAACGATTCAACGCCCAATGGAAATGATTTCTTGGCAAGCAGCCTTTAACCATTACACAGAGCAGGGCATGGGGCAATATGATGCTGTACACGCAGCCGATGCGGTAATTCGTCAATACATGACTGATATGTCACCAGAAGGCATATCTAATTTAGAACGCGGTACGCCTGCAAAACGAATGTTTTTAATGTTTTACAACTGGTTCAATATGATTTGGAATACGACAAGCTCTGAAGCTAAGTTAGCGCTTGAAGCAAGCAATGGTTCATGGGTTCAAGCTTCGCCACGTTTGGCTTATGTGGCCCTAATGATGATTTCTATTCCGTCAATTTTATCTGAATTGCTAAGCGTTATTTTTGCAGGCGGTCTACAAGATGACGATAAAGACGATAATAAATGGGATGACTTATCTGCAAAACTTGCGCTTTCACAGATTAAGATGCTTGCAGCTTTTGTACCGTATGCGGGTAACGTATTGAACGCTGCAATTAGTAATACTGACGATAATGTTATTAATGACCGATATACAGCTTCACCAGTGTTCAGCATGGGTGAAAGCGGACTTTCATTAATTCAGCATGCAAAACGTGCATTGAGTGAAGACAAGGAAGTAAACCAAGGCAAGGCGGCTAAGGACATGCTGAACACAGCTACGCTTGCAACAGGCATTCCATTTGCTGTTTTAGGTAAACCTTTTGGTTATTGGCTTGCAATTGCACAAGGCAAGAAAGAAGCACCAGAAAGCATTTACGATGCCACCCGTGGAACTATTACGGGGAAACATGCACCTGAAGAGTAGAAGAAAGTCAAATATCATTTTCCATTATAAAACAATTGCTTGATTTATTATTTAAATTTACTCTGTAATTTGAAAAGTTCAATATCTAATCAAATTACGGAGTTTTTTTTACATGAGTTATTTAGTCATTAAAGATTTGGGCCATAACTTTTATTTGGGTAAAAGAGGGCCGAGACAGGCGGGTAAAGAATTTCTAGTTTTCAAAAGTGAAAAGGAAATTCTAATTGGGGCTGAATCATACACCTATGACGAAGCGAGCAATACACTTCTTTGGGAAGGTATCGAAAATTTAGGGCAAGTTGTCGTAGGTTTTGCGGATACTGAAGAAGAAGCCGTAGATTTGGCCTTTTAAGTACCTGTTGACAGTACAAGATTAGCAATCAACTATTTATTTGTAAGCTTACCTAAAATTGGCTGTAGAGATTACAGCCTTTTTTATTGGTGGGCAGATTATGACAGTTCCAGTTTCTGACCGTTTAAGCCAACTTTACGTTGGGAATGGTTTAAATGTACGATTTGATTTTAACTTTCGAGTATATAGCCAAGAAGATGCTACAGGTATTGCCGTCCGCAAAAAAGGGATTAATGATTTTGAAACAGTAGACCCTGCACTGTATACAGTCACGATCAATGAAGATGGTATGGGTGGATATATCTTATTTACCTCACCTCCCAATACTTCTACCTTTTTTTATATTGCAGGTGCGACCCCTCTAGACCAACTTCTTGATATTACTAATTATGATAATTTTTATCCTGATGCTTTAGAAAAAGCTCTAGATAAATTAACAGCGATTCTACAAGAGAGAAGTACAGAAATATCGCAGGAAACACAAGCACGCATTCTTGCTGATATTTACTATGATGCCCTCGCACTAGGCAGAGAAGAAGACTTAGAAAGTCGATTAATTAGCTATATTAACGCGATGATTGGAATAACGAACCCTGGTATCTTTGACGGTATATCAGATCGTATGGTTATTCTTAAAGATGGACAAACTCAAAGAGAGTTTAATGAATCTATGCCATTTTGGACTAATGATTACGCTGCGTTTAAGCAAGAAACGTATATTCGTGAAGAGCAAATTATCGAACATGCAAATTCACAAATTGCTGAAGTAGATCAAAGTTTATCATTTGAAATTTCGTCCGAGTCAGCTAGGGCATTGGCTGCTGAAGCAGCAATTCAAGCACAACAGAATGCAAATGGTGTTGGAAATAGAGCATATAAAACTTATGCATTAATGGATGCTGACAAGGCCAATATCCCTAACAACTCTAAAGTCACAGTTACAAATGACGCCACATCTTCAAACAATGGTGATTGGCAATTTAGTACCGATGGTGGGGGAACATTTACAAAATCAATCTTTGACCCCCTTACACAATCAAAAAATTATGCGGATGGTCTAGTCCCTATTTCTTTAAAGGATAATTTATATACCGCGGTCAATGTAAATGACTTTAATGTCAATCCCGCAAGTGGGCAATTACGACAGCTAGTAGGTACTGGCGTAGCTTTAAGCGTTTTTCCTATCAAAGCGGGTTACACATACGCGGTAAAATGTTCTGATTGGCGTATGTCATATTTTGCCATAAGCACTAGTCAGACGAATACAACGGTAAACAACAAACTGCAAAATCTTGCAGTAATGGTAGATACCGCGGACCCAAACATTAAAACCTTTACAGTGCCTGCAAATAGTCTAGATAAGTATGCTTTTATAAATACTATATGGCCAAATTTTAGCTTTGATATTCGCGCTTCTTTAATTATCCAAAGAGGCACTACGATTGAAAATGTTGTAAAAACCATTCATGGGGTTAAAGCTCGTGACGTAGATGCCCACGCACGACTTGATGAAATTGAGAGCAAAGAACTTCTCTCAAAAGCTTCCCTAAATGAAAAGGTTATCAATCTTTATAGTTCATCAAGAAATACAAACAATTTATACCTGTATTCGACTAATGGTCAAATGACATCTTTGGATGGAACAGCAATTACATGCATACCCATAAAAGAAGGAAAAACCTATTCAATTAAATCTGATAAATTTTTAGCTTCTGCGTTTGTAGGTTTAAGTAGTAGCGACACCGCCACTCCTTTAAAAAACACATCTAAAGTTGATCTTGTTACAACTAGCGATTCTACTGTTCGAAAATTTACAGTTCCTGAAGGTGCGGGATACAACTTTGCCTTTTTTACAGTTTTATTGCCTAGTCAATCATATGATGTTCGTAGCAATCTTGTAGTAAATGAGGGCGTTTCTTCTGTTATTACTGGTGTAAACAATTCGCCTATTGAAGACACCGAAGCGCATAAGCGCATTGATGTTGTAGAAGGATTGCTTACAAACTTGCCTGTCTCACCTTTATATGGAAAAAATGTTCTTGTAATTGGGGATAGTATTACTGAACATAATTTCCGTGCAGAGAAGAACTACCATGACTGGATTAAAGAAGAGGTAGGCGATTTAACTATTCAAAATTACGGGATTAGTTCAACTGGTTGGGATGACCGTGCAGGAGTTGCTACAGACATATATGACGATATCATAGAGGGTACAGCACAAACACCCGATTTAATTTCGGTATTTCTTGGCACCAATAATTACAGCGGTGGAGGTCCTAGTAAAGCTCGGATGAAACCTTTAGGAGAATTTGGAGATACAAGTTTAACAACGCTATCAGGCAGTATTAATACTTTATTAAGCGGATTAGTTAATAAGTTTCCTCTCGTAAAAGTAGTAATTATTACACCTTTACCAAGGGGGAGTGGCAACGATTATCCAAGCTATGGAGAAAATGCGCCTGCAAACGATATCGGAGTTAAATTGCCACAAATTTGTGATTTGATAATTCGTTATGCTAAGCATTTTGGATTTCCATATATTGATCTTTATCGTGAAAGTAATTTTTCTGTATACAATTCAACAGTAAATAATACTTATTTTTGGGCACCCGGTCAGCCTGCTCCTGATGGAGTACACCCCAATGCTCAAGGTCAAAAGAGGATGGCTACTCCTATAAGGCATTTATGGGAAAGAGCATTGTAACATTAAGCCCTCTTTGGAGGGCTTTTTACTGTCAACAGATTTCGATACTAAAACAACACCAATCAATAAAATAATGAAAACATTAGCTTGGTGGCAAAAATGAACGACCCTTTAACTATTAAATCATTGCCTTGGGTAATTAAAATCTGGGCGGCAGTCATGGGCGGCATTTTTGCTCTCATGTTAAGCGGTGATATCGACATTGAAGGCAAGATAAAAATCAACCTTAGTGTCATTTTGAAATTATCAATCAGCATCACAATCAGCTTATACGGCGGTTCTGCTTTTATTGAATACCAAGATTTAGGCAACCTTCATCCTATGACCCATGGGTTTATCATGCTGATTTTTGCTGTGTTCGGCATGCTCTTAATTGGTATCTGGTACCAAGCGATTAGGTTGTGGAAAGGTAAAACCATGAGTGAACTAATCTTTGAGATAAAAGAAGCGTTCAAAGCTTTATTCAAATAGGGGATTGCACATGTCAGTAGATTATAAAGAGCAAGTGGCACAAGCTTATTCATGGTTACGCGCTATGTCGGGCGGCAAGCTTAAGAAAGATCAAATCACTGCAGGCGATTCCATCATTGCTATGAATGGTCTTGAAACGTTTGCTCAAGTCATTGGCTATAAACTTGATACGTCTGTTACAGGCTTTCGTGATATTTCTGAAAATGGATTCAAACTCATCAAATCCTTTGAAGGCTTTATGCCTAATGCCTATCAAGACACAGGGGGCGTTTGGACGATCGGATACGGAACAATTAAATATCCAAATGGTACACGTGTTAAGAAAGGGGATATGTGTACGATGGCTGAAGCTGAAGAGTGGTTGAAAAATGATTGTGGATGGGTAGATGCTTGTCTTGATCGTTATTTGAAATTCCAACCTACACAAAATCAATTCGATGCTTTAGCTTCTCTGGTCTATAACATTGGCGAAACGGCGTTTTCTAAAAGCACCTTATTAAAAAAATTAAATGAACAAGATTATGCGGGCGCGGCCAATCAATTTGATAAATGGGTCTATGACAACGGCAAAGTGATTAAAGGTTTAGTGAATCGTCGTGCAGCTGAAAAGAAGTTGTTTCTAACATGAAAGTTTTTCACTGCAAGCGGACCAAGTTTGCTCTTCTTTTAAGTGTGCTATGCATCTTATTCTCAGGATGCACAGCACATTCAATTAATAACAACATTCAAGTATCATTGTGCGTAAAAGCACTATGAGTTTAGAAGATGAAACAAGAGTTAATTAAGGTTCACGACTTAGCAAACTCTAAAATGGTTGATTTACTGGCAGAGTTTGACAAAAACGGTGAAGTTACAAAGATGTTTGATTACAACGGTAATGAATTAAAAGTTAACTTTCTGCGCGATGAAGTTTATTTTAAAAAGACATGGTGGCATTTTGATAAGAAGCGACATGTCTAAAAATAAAGCCCCAATTAAGGGGCTTTTTTGTTACGCAGCATTTAGCATTTTGGCAATTTCAGATGCGGTCGGGTTGTAATAAGTGTTCACCAATACACTAATCGTTTTGTGCCCTGTAATTTTTGCGAGAATTTCTACAGGCAAACGGTAGTCATGAACAAAACGTGTGATTGCTTCATGCCTTGAATCATGAAAGGTAATAACCCCATCTAAACCAACACGGCGTAAATTGCGCTGCCAAATTAGCCTAAAGGCATTCGATGTAAGCGGAACCATTCGATTATCGTTTGGGTCTTCTGGTAACCAAGAAAGCATTTCTTTTGCTTTGGCTGTTAGTGGCACATCGCGAGAAGAACCATTCTTGGTATCTAACAACCGGATGAAATCCGAAAAAATTAAGGATTTTTGTACACTAAGGATTTCACCTTTGCGCATCGCAGTTTCAAGGGCAAATAAAAACGACCATGCAACTCGATGTCTTGGCTGTGTCGGTGTTTTACCCCATTCGTAATCCAAACCTTTTATTACTGTATCAATATGGTCCTGATTAACACGTTGATGCCTTGGCGGTGGCGCTGAGGGTTTAGTAATTTCTTTGAAGGGATTTTCTTTAGTTAAAAATAGTTCTTTTCGTGCAAAGTCAAAAACTGAACTGTACATAGCCATTTCTCTGATGACCGTTGCACCTTTAACTTGCTTGAGGCGTTTATCACGCCATTGCTTGACTAAAGCGGGGGTTAGGTCGTGAATAGACTCATCAGCTAGTTGGCCCCAATTTTTCTTTAGGCACTTAAGCATTTGAACAATTAGGCGGGCACTTTTCATTTTGCGGCCTTCATCCTGATAGTACATATCAAAAAGGGCTTGAAAAGAGATATGGATTTTTTCAGGTTCTGAAACGGGTTGTTCAGATTGTAATTCTAATAGTTTAGTTGCGGCCCACTGTTCGCACTCACTCGCTGTATCACGAGTAGCTGCGTAACGTTTACCTTTAAAACGAACTTCAATACGCCAAGCGTTGCCGCGACGGGTCGGTTTCTGCATTTTTAACACTCCAAATTTCATGGTGGCGCACTGCCGACAAAAATTGAAGATGTACAAATGACACCCACTTTTCTGGCGGCGGCACGGAAATATAAAGCGTTTTTTAATGTGAAATATGGATATTTTGAATATCCATAGCTGACCTATCGACAATAAAAAACAAGCCAAAAGGTTACTAGAACCTTTCAGCTTATTGATTTTTAACAACAAATTTTGGAGCGGGAAACGAGACTCGAACTCGCGACCCCAACCTTGGCAAGGTTATGCTCTACCAACTGAGCTATTCCCGCAATGTGAGCACATTATAGAGTGTTTCACTAAAGTGTCAACACTCTTGTGATTTAATTGAACATTTAATCAGCACGACGCCAAACTGTACCTTGGCGCGTATCTTCTAATACAACACCTTGGTCGAGCAAAGACTGACGAATACCGTCTGCTTTCGCAAAATCTTTTGCTTTTTTCGCATCAACACGTTGTTGAATAAAATCTTCAATTTCAGCATCTGACAAAGTAAGAGCTTCTTGTCCAATATCTGACTTTAAGAAATCATCTACGTTGTGTTGTACCAAACCTAAAATATTGGTGAGGTGACGTAAAGTCGAATAAAGAATAGTAGCTTGTTCAGCTTGCTCTTCTTTTACAGCACGGTTCAATTCTTTATTAAGTTCAAACAATACAGCCATTGCTTCAGCAGTATTGAAGTCATCACACATTGCATTGTTAAAACGTTCAACAAAGCCTTGATCAAGCGCTTCAGTTGTCGTTTGACCATACACTTGTTGATAGGCTTTAAATGAATGATAGAAGCGAGTTAAAGAAGTTTTTGCTTCTTTGAGTGCCACATCAGAGAAGTTCACTGGACTGCGATAGTGTGAAGATACAATAAAGTAGCGAATCACTTCAGGGTGGAATTTCTCCATCACATCACGAATAGTAAAGAAGTTGCCTAAAGACTTAGACATTTTTTCACCATCAACGTTAATGAAGCCAACATGCATCCAGTAATTTACATATTGTTCGCCAGTTGATGCTTCACTTTGTGCAATTTCATTTTCATGATGTGGGAACATTAAATCTGAACCACCACCATGAATATCAAAGTGGTTGCCTAGGCAGCAAGTCGACATTGCAGAACATTCAATGTGCCAGCCCGGACGACCATTGCCCCAAGGTGACGCCCACGATGGTTCATTTTCTTTGGCATGTTTCCAAAGTACAAAGTCAAACGGATGTTTCTTTTCAACTTCTACGTCGACACGCTCACTTGCGCCTGCTTGCATATCATCAAGCTTGCGTCCAGAGAGGCGACCATATTTCTCGAATTTAGTGACTTCAAAATAAACATCGCCGTTTGAAGCAGGGTAAGCAGAGCCTTTATTGACCAGATTGCCAATCATATTTTGCATCTGATCAATATATTCAGTCGCTTTAGGTGCTTCATCAGGTGCAGCACAGCCTAAATTTGCTGCATCTTCGTTCATTGCATCAATGAAACGAGTGGTGAGCTGCTGAATGGTCTCACCATTTTCATTCGCACGTTTAATAATTTTGTCGTCAATGTCGGTAATGTTGCGAATATAGCGAACATTCCAGCCTTGACTACGCAAGAAACGTATAATGTAGTCAAATGCAACCATAACTCGAGCATGCCCGATATGACAGTAATCGTAAACGGTCATACCGCAGACGTACATATCGATGTGACCTTCTTTGCGAGGTACAAATTCAACTTTTTTTCGTTGCTCAGAGTTATATAAAACAAACGGTTGCATAAGGGTTTTCAAACACTCTAAAAAAATCGTTATCCATCATAACGTATACACCATATTTCATAAAGTTATCAGTAAAAAAGATGCTGAGATAAGTATCGTTATTTGAAAAATGATTCGTTATAGGTGAAGATGCTGAAAGTTTTTAATGAATAAGAAAATTTATATGAATCATGCAAGTAACCCTTTTAAAAAAGCGGGTATTGCGCTCCTTACAATAGGTGTTCTAGATATTATTTTAATGATCTACTCGATAATAAGTAAGATTAGTTACTCATCATCATTTAATATATTTGCTGTAATTGTGGGAGTTCTCCTTCTAAAAGGTAGTATAAAGACTGCACGATTAACAAGATGGTTCAGTTTATTCTTCTCTATTATATTGGTGGGAGGAGCTATTGGGATGATATTGATCATGCCTTTCGATTTATTAAAAATACAAATTAAACTCAATATATTATCTGCGCTAATTACATTTTTTATTGTAGTGATATTTTTCTCTTTACTTGTATGGATCTATCGTCAACTTTCGACTCCAGAAGTGCTGAAATTATTTACTGAAGCAGGGTATGCAACTACAAAGAGTTCAGCTTATTTCTTTGGTTCTGTTTTTTTGATATTTATGCTGGGAATGCTTACTATTGTAGGCAAAGAGTCAGAACAGAAGGCTAAAGAATTAGCTCGGCAACAACTTGGTTCCAATTTTCAATATTACGTTTCGAGCATGTCTTTGTCAGGGAAATCGGGTCAGGCAAATGTTATTGCGTATACAGATAAAGAAATTCGGCATATTCAGATAGATTGGTAA